GCAGTAAATCGGTTGTTTCAGGATGGTTTGGTAGGTTCAGCAAGTGACCAAGCTAAAGCCATTCTTGATGCAATGGATTACGGCAATGTTCAGTCAACGCTTACTTTGGGCTTGGTTGATATTGCATGGGCGGAGCAGAACTTCGGTGATGCAAGCGATACAGTTGTTGCAAGTCTTGAGGGTGTATTTGATGAATACCGAGTTAAGACTTTTTATGGTAATCAGTGGTGGGCTATTCGCACAATCGAAAAAGATTTGATGGCGAGTAATGAGCCTAACCGTTTGGTACTTGAAAAGATTGGCGCGTTTTGGGCTACGCAGGTTAATAAGTTAATCGCAGCTACAGTGAGTGGTATGTCTGACATTGCCGCTATTACTACTGGTGCGGTTGATGTTAATGGCGTACATACTCAGGACTTGAGCCGTACTATGGTGACTACTGCACGTTTGCAGAAAGGCGATATGGGCTTTGGTGCGCTTGCTAAGATGTATATGAACTCGGCTACATTGGGTGATATTCTGAACAAGCAGGATGCAGGTACTATTACTGCAACATTGATTTCAGCCACTTATGGTACTGTCATCAAGGTTGTGAATGGTATTGAAACCGCAGTAACAAGTAATACGCCTACATGGGTATATGATGGTGTTACGCCAATCGTTGTTGATGACGCAATGGCTGATGGCATTATTTCACTGATTGAGCAGGGTGCATTCGCATTTACTCAAACAGAGTTGAATGACCCATTGATGTACGCTAACAGCCCTAAAGCTGGCAATGGTGCTGGTAAAGAAGAATACGGCACTAAAGCGTTGTATATCTGCCATCCAGTCGGCTTTGACTTCGTTGGTGTATTGAATGGTGCTGCTCCAGCAATTCCTTTCGCAAGCAAAAGCGGCTTATCATTAGCTGAATTGCAAGCAGGTGGTTTGTATGCACTGAAGGTTGACCCTAAGTTGTCACCTATCACTAACTTGCGCGTGAAAATGGGCTAAGTGAAGTGTTTATGAGTAGGGGCGAAAGCCCCTGCTTTTACTTAATAAGATAACGGAGTTGACATGAAGCCTATTGCTACAAATTCAAATTATAAAGCGGCTATCCTAGCTTTACCAACAACAGATGAATCAAGCTTTATTGCTTTAGCTGCGGATGTGCCAGAAACGATAAATATACCGAAAGGGGCAACAATAGCAGTCATTGATTGCGGTTCAAACGTGTTTGTAAAGGCAAATGACAATACGTTTGTTCGACCCTTGGTAAGTGGTGCGGCAAATGGTGCTAGAATATCACCAACTGAGTGGGCGTTCCGTGACGGTGATACAACACTGACATTTGTTACGCAGATTCCATCAAATGTGATGGTTGCATGGTATGGGTAAGCTTACTGCTTGCATGGCTGGTAATACTAGAGGGCTAACAGGCTTGATGGGTAATAAAAAGAATAAGCGCGTATATCTCTACGATACATTCACAGATGTGGATGGAACGCTGATAAAAGCACATACGCCAAATGTTGGCGATGCCGCTGTACTTACTCAAGCATCAGTTACAAATGCACAGATACAGAGCAACAAACTCACTGCAATGGGTATGGGTTGGAATTGGTCAGGCTGGAACAATACAGGCGGTGTCGCCAAACGCTATGAAGTTGATATATCTGCAAATAATTGGTCTGTTGAGATAGGAACTAGATTCAATGGTAATGCTAATAAGTTGCTTATTGAGGTACGGCGCGATGCAGTGCGATGTGTTGCGCGTGTGTCGTCGGTAGCCACAACCATTTTTTACATTCCGCATGCGTTTAACGCATCCCAAGCAAGCCTCATAGTTGAAGATGATGGTCTTAATATATCGGTCTGGTACAACGGCGATTTTGTTGCATCTGCTCAATCAAGCGTCCTGCCAAACAACACCAGTTTTATGTGGTTTCTAAACCTCAGCACTGCTGGAACGGCAGTAAATTCATTTAAGGTGACAGAGTTATGATTATAACAGCGAAGTGGATAGGCACAGGCACAGAGCAAGACCCATATTCAGTTGAGCTTCCAGTAAAGTACGCAGGCAGAGGATGGAGTATTATACCTAATCAAGCCCCTCCCCAAGTAGGGGCAAGCGTGCAGGTGAAAGTTTTTTAGCAGGATGGAAAAAGAAGAAGTGAAATAAAGGAGAGTATTATGAGTAAGAAAACTGATGCGTTGCTTGCAAAGGCAAAGGAAGTAGAAAATCCATCACAAGAGCTTGTTGATGCAATCGCTACTTTTGAAGGTGTTAATGGTATTACTGCTAACCATGCAGAATATGATGTTGTGCAAGATTTGATGGTTGCTATCGAAGCAACTGAAGAAGCTGAAGAAGAAGTGGATGGCGCGGTTGCCAAAGCTGAAACCAAAGTTGAAACTGAATCGGATGATGAGTCGGATGATGAAGCCGATACTGACTCTGATGCTTCAAATAAAGCAGAGCAGGAAGAAGCTGAAGCGCCAAAGAAGCGCGTAAGCATGAAGGGCATTAAGATGATTGGTAATCGCTGGCATCATGCAGATGATAACTATGCGAAGTCATTTGATACACCACAAGAGTGTGCTGAACACTTTAATGGTGAATAATGGATTTTGTACCGCATACGCCAGCTGATTATGAAACAGCAACAAGCTATCTGAGTGTAGCTGATGCTGATGAAATAATAGCTGGACAGGCTGACGGTTCTGCTTGGGCTGCATTAAGTGCAGCCAGTAAGCAGATTATACTTAATCAGGCTAGTCTAGCGATTGATGGTGCAATGGCTTATCAGGGTGATAAAACAAGCGCATTGCAGTTATTGAAGTTCCCAAGGGATGCAGCTTTATTGCTGCCGAATACGATTAAGTTCGCAACGGCAATCATGGCAATGAGGGTGAGTAACGATGATGCGTTTAAGAATGTATCGTCTGAATCAATCGGGAAGCTCAGTTGGGCGTATCGTGATAGTGGTTATGATGTGACTGGTGATGTGTTGGCATTCTTGAAGCCATTACGTCAGAGAAGTATCAGGCTGAATCAATGAATGTTCTAAGTCTTATCAGAAAGTATGGCAGTTTAGTAACCATGAACGGCGTTGCTGATACTGCATTTATGGATGAGGGCAAAGCATCTTCATTGAAAAAGACCAAGGCTTTCAAAGGATACACAGGCTTGAGGGTTGAGGTGCTATTGATGAATAAGGCTGTATCACATGATGCAGCCTTTATCATTGATGGAATTGATTTTTTGGTATTGGAAACAAAGCCAGTACATAGGAACGGTAAGGTGATTTATTCGGAGACAGTCTTGGTTCAAGATGACTTCGTAAATGATATTCAGATTCACGTACAATCGCTGGCTATGGAAGGGTGCAACCTACCATCGGTTGAACAAGTGCCGTACAAGACGGCTAAAGCACGAATTAAGACAGTTAAGTACCATGAGGTTATACAATACTCATTGCAGGGCGCAAAACCGCCTACGCACGTTTTTACGGTGTTCTATCAGTCGGGTGTTGCCACAAGTGACCTGATTAAGTGGGGAACTCGTAGCTTTGAGGTGTTGAGTGTTGAAAATGTGGATGAGCAGGACATTTTCTTAGAAATGTCGTGCATTGAGGTTTTGAATGCCTAAGCGGATTGCATTTAATTTTGACAGGCTTGCTCAGCATGTGCTGAATGATGTTGGTGACATGCTTGTTACACAGGCAAAGTCCAACATGGATGAAGTGTCTTCAGGTCGTGCGTACATAGTTCATGGTAAGCTGCATATTGCTTCAAAGGCTGGTGATGCAGCCAATAACATGACAGGTGATTTGAACGAAACGATTAGGCATGAAGTAAGCGGTAATGTTTTGGAGTTTGGTGCAGGTAATGAGAAAGTGAGCTATGCGAAGTATTTGGAAAAGGGTACTTCCAAGATGGCTGCAAGACCAAATTACACGAAGGCTATAATGCAGAATAAAGCGAGGATTGATGCGAAGGTTACACGGTTGTTTATTGAAGCTTTGGGGAGCGCATAATGCTGAAGGTTCTTCAGGGTAATATTAAAACGAACATGGCACAGTGGACGGGGCTTTTTGATGTATCGGCGGCAGTGGATGTTCAGGTGACTTCGCAGAATAATGTATTGACTGCATCATTGGCTGATGGTGAGTGGACGTTGAGTGGTGGCATTGATGGTATCGCATCGAAAGGGTGCTTGAACGATACATACACATTCACAGGAGGTCAGGCTGTTACAGATTGCTTCTTTGGCGATGTGGCTGAAGTACATAGTTTGAAAGCTCACAAGGTTAATGTTGGTACGGCATTCAGGCGCGAGGCTGGATTACAGCTTGTAACGGATGAAAAGGCTGGAAATAGTGTTGTTGTGTATTTGGGTGATGCAACAGATTTCAGGGGTGGTTACAAGCATTCAGTAAGCGAAGACTTGGATGTAAAGGTTCGGTATTCCGTAGGTGTGCTATTTAGGGTTGATGCTTCTCAGCTTGAGGTATTGGGCTGCACAGATACGGACAAATTGTTTATCAGTAGTGTTTTGGGTGCTAAAAAAGCAAGCTCTTCATTGATAAAGTTTGAAAGCGTTACAGATAGATTCTATGCTGGACAAAGTTATGTGGTGGAATATGGATTTAGCTACCTTGACTTCATTGCGATGGATAGCGCATTGATTGAACGTGTTAGAAACTATGATGCAACGGTAATTTTTAAATAAAAAAGCGAGGTAAATAAAATGGGTGACTTACAAGCTCCAATTATAAATTGGCAAGTAAAAGCAGGCGATAGCAAGGCTGGTTTCAGTGAACAGCGTGTGCTATTGATTGCTCAAGGTAGTGGTACGAATCCGCATAAAGCATTGATTCAAGATGTGCAGCAAACGGAAGTGGAAGGATTGTGTGGTGTTGGCAGTTTGGCAGCATTGGCATTCAATCGTTTCAAAAAGCATAACAAGGCGAATGAAATTGACATCATTACGCTTGATGCGCCTGCTGGTGGTGTTGCGGCTCAGGGTGGCTTTAAAGTCACTGGTGCTGCATTGGAAAACAAAACGCTGAAGCTAAGTGTTGGCGATGATGCGTTCACAGTAAATGTGACTATCCTGAAAGGTGATACTGATGCGGTAGCTGCTGGTAAGATAATTGCAGCAATCAATGCAGCTTCAGGTATCCCGATGACGGCAGTTGTTGATGGTGTTGATGCGACATTGGCACTGGTTGATTTTAGTATTGTTGGTGAAGTTGGTAATGGTTTGATTGTGAAAGCATTGAACCGTGTGCTTGGCTTTACGTTCACTGAAATTCAAACAACTGGTGGTGCTGGTGCTTATGAGGTAGCGAATATCTTTGACAGCTTAACCAAGCGTTATCAAACAGTGTTGTTTGATGCTGCAATGGATTTGGGTGCAGTTGAAACATGGTTGGAATCACGCTTTAACATGAGCAATACAGTTAAGGGTGGTTCAGGCTTCGTTATGCAGAATGGTACGCTTGCAGCATTGAAAGCCACTGTGAATGCTTTGAACTCGAAAACAATTACAGTCATTGGCAACCCTGACGAAATGAAGTTGAATGCAATCCCAATGCTGGCTATTGCTGAATTTGGTGCAAAACGTGCATTACGATTGACAGATGGTGCAGTGCTGGGTGACTTGGTAGTTGATGCCGTTGAAGCGTTTGGCGGTATCAATAAATCAAGCTTGCCATATCACAACACGCCAATGGGCTACGATGCGCCAAGCGCACAGTTGACCATTGAGCAGGTTCAGGATGTGAATGATGCTGGTTTAAGCTTGTTCGTGCCTGCAACTATTGGTGTTGTAATGGGTTCGCTTGTAACAACATACAAGTTTGATAATACAGGCATTGCAGACACTACGTTCAAGTTTTTGAATGCAGTGGATACGTCATTGGCAGTTCAGGAGTATTTGTTTAACAATACTCAGAAAGAATTTGGTCAAACTCGCGCAACTGGTGGTGATTTGGTTGCTGGTGTTTCAATGACAAATGAGCTATCTGTAGCGGCATATATTGTTGGCTTGTATCAGGACATGGTTGCCATGGCTTTGGTACAGGGTGGCTCTGCTGCAATCAAGTCGTTTAAATCAACCTTAACGGTTAGTTTGGATGCTGCTTCAGGTACATACACCGTATTCGCGCCTACGGCTATTGTGTCGCAATTCAGGGGCTTGAATGGTGTTATTGCCATCAGCTACAACTTTCAATAAAAGGAGATAAATTATGGTTATGGAAGTCAATGCAAGTACGGTGATTATTAACGGTGAAGCTATTGCCGTTTCTAAAAAGCCAAAGTACAAGCGAGGGGTGCCGAAGGTTACAACCAATACATCATTGGTTGGTGATGAAGTGCATGTAACTCAGAACAAAGACTTTACCGATGCAACAGGTATGGTGGCTATTAAGGTTCGCAATACGCTTGCGAATATCAAGCTGATGGAATCATGGCAGGACAATGTGGGTAAGAATGCGGTTCACATTGTTGATAATGCTGCTGTTTTCTCAAAAACATTCAATCAGATGAGTGTTGAAGCTGACTTTGAAATTGACTTTGATTCGGAAGAAACTGAAGTTGTATTCAAAGGTGGTCAGGGCGTTTAATTGATGTGTACCCTGCCTATGTATTTTGTAGGCAGGGTATGTTTTATGTGTAGGTAAAACGAATAACTATGTATGTGTGGATACGCATGTGTAGAAAAATGAAAAAGTGAGGATGTAATGGAATTTACTCTTGATAAAGTAGTTATGGTTTACGACAAAGAAGAAGGTGCGAATGTGCCTAAAAATGTTGTGGATGTGAAGTTTAAGGGCGTGAAGGGGCTGAAGTCTCTGAAGCGTATGCAGGATGCTATTTTTAATGCGTTTAAGAGCGCATCAAGTGGTGCTGATAAGAATGATGGTAAAGATGATAAGGGCGATGTTACGGTTGAGCAGATGATTTCAATGCTTGACATGACAGGTAGCTCGGCAAATATATTTGGTATCGTGATGAAAGAGCTTGAGAAGTTTGCTTTTATCGCTGATAAGCCATTGCTTGAGAGTATTCAGAATGAATTGGATGCAGACGATGCGGAAGGTTTGTATCGGGCGGTACTCGAAAGTTTTTTGTTGCCAAAAATTATCCAACAGATGAACAGTATGAAAGCATAGCATTTGAAATCTGCTATTTTATGAATGGTGGAGTTCAGTTGAGTTATTTGATGAATGATATTCAGGTGGAGGAATTTATGAGATTAAGGAAAAGAGTTTCCAGCCTGAGCAAAAAACAGAAGGAAAAAATGAGCTAATGCTTGTTTGATGATAAGCTCCGATTATGGGGCTTATTGTTTTTGTGAAGCATGATGAATCTCGCTCCTCTATTTTGAGGGGCGAGATTAGATGATGGTTTCTAATTCAGGTTTGAAAACTGATTTAGAATATTTGAGAAAGCGGTTTCGTCACATTTACAAAAGCGGTTTAGTCACAAAATGGAGAGGCGATATGTTCGATTACAGCGTCAAGTTCAAGGCGATAGATAATATCAGCAAGAAGATAAATGCGATTAACAAGCGCATGGAAAAGATGGCTGGTAAAGCAAGGGCTGCATCTTCAAAGATTCAGGCAAGTTTGGGTCGTATGAATTTCAGGGCAAGGCTTGATATGAATGTATCTAGGGCTTTGGCTAATATTAAGAAAGTTAGTGTCAGGCTAAGAAGTTTAGGCAAGCAGAGTAAAGACTTAGCGAGGCGAGGCGTATCTATAGGGCTTGGTGCGATTGCCGCGCTTGCACCTATCGGCAAGGCTATGTCTGCATATCAACGTATTGAACGAGCAAAGGGTAAGATTTCATCATTAGGAGTAGGTGAGCTTGGAATAAAGAAGATTACAGATGAAGCTACGAAGTTCAGTAATGTTTTTGCAGGTGGCGATGCTGCTGATTTTGTTGCGGCTTCTTATGATATTAAGTCGGGCATTGAATCGCTTTCAAATTCAGATGTTGGTAAATTTACAAGGCTTGCAGCTTTAACAGGTCGGGCAACAAAATCATCAGTAGAAGAAATGACAAAGTTATTCGCTTTGGGTCATGGTATTTTTAGAGGGCAATTCAAAACAGATATTGAGTTTGGTAATAAGTTCAGTGCTGCGATTGCAACGGCGGTTCAGGCGTTTAGAACGGATGGCGGAGACTTAATACAAGGCATATCGACTTTAGGAGCAACAGCGACAGGATTGGGTGTTTCGTTGGAAGAACAGCTCGCAGTATTGGGTATGAGTAAGTCAGCATTTAACAGCGCAAGCGAAGGTGCGACATCATACAGGGCGGTTTTAGCAGGGGTGGGGAAGGCACAGGAATATCTAGGGGTAAGCTTTGTAAACTCTAAAGGGATGATGCTGCCAATGGCTGATATTTTAGACAAAATTAAAGGGAAATATGAGAAGATGGGCGTGTCGATGAAGGATGTTAGAGTTCAGGATGCGTTAAGAAAAGCGTTCGGAAGCATTGAAGCTACGAAGATGATAAATGCACTTATAAACAAAACTGATTCGCTAAGAAAGGCACAATCAAAGCTAAATAAAAACATGAAAGAGGGTACTGCGATAACTGAGGAAATGGCTCTGGCTATGCAGCGCGGAGAAGAGTTCAACATATTCGCTCAAAAGATGTCTAATATGGGTATTGCGATAGGCAGAGTATTTGCGCCAGCGGTATTAAGTATTGCTAAGTATGTTGGGGATTTAGCTTTGAGAATAGGGGCTTGGGTTGACGTTAATCCAAGGCTATCCAGCACATTAGGAAAGGTGCTTATTGTTGTTGGTTTGATTGCTGCGGCTCTAAGTGTGCTTGCAATAGCGTTTGGCGTGGTTGGTATGGCTATGGGCGCATTAACGCCAATACTTGTTATATTTAGTGCGGCATTATGGGCGAACCCGATTACATGGGTTGTAATAGCAGTGGTTGCTCTTGGGGCAGCTATTTATCAGCTTATTAAGTATTGGGATGATATTGTTTGGGTAGCAAATTACTTTTTTGGTCGTATTGGGGATTGGGTTGCTTCAACATTCACGCTGGAGAATGCCATCGCAGGTATTGCAGGTGTATTCGGAGCTTTGACAGCACCGATACGTTTCGTGATTGATTTGATTGATTTGTTCTTGAGCAAGTTTGATATTTACAACAAGGCGAAAGCACAGGTTACAGGTATTGCAGATTCAGTGAGTGGTGCAGTATCAGATGCTTGGAGTGGTGCGAAAGGCTTGCTTGGGATTGAGGGTGCGAATACTGGAATCGACAATACAACGAAAAACCATACGGTTGTTGATGTGAATGTAACTGCTTCGGGTGGTGCAGAGGCGGCTATGAAAGCGCGAAGCACAGGAGGGGTGAATTTGCGTAAAACAGTGAATGGGATATAAGAAATGCAGCTTTTGATAAGTAAAATAAACAATGTGAAGATATTGCAGGTTGGAAAATCTGTAATAACGATAAAAAACAAGAAAGCTGAAGCTTCAAAGCAGGGTAGTGGAGATAATTTCGGGGCTGCTAAAACAGTTGATTTAGGGGCTGGCGACCAAAAGATTTCACTGAAGTTTTACACGTTCGATAAGAATGAATCAAAAAGGCTGTTTGAAATAATACATGGCAAAAGGTTATGTAAGCTTACTGATAAGTTCGTTGGCAAGTATGATGTTTATGTAACTGATATTAAAATTGTAAATGATGATGCTCATGTAAATAAGACTGTATATGAGATTAAAGGCACAATACAGGACATTACAAAGCCACCAGTATCGAACTATAAGGGTAAGCTTGGCACTGAATACAAGCTTGCTAAGTCAACGCTGGAAGATGTGTTGCGGAAAGTTCCAAAATACACGTACACGGATGCCGTAAAGCCTGATATGACTTTCGTTGATGAGTTTCTGAATACATTGAAGGCTGGCATTGAGGACTTGCTTAAAATACAGGATGCAGCATTAGGTGGTTACGGCACCTTGGTTGCCAAGGCTTCAATGGGGCAAAGGCTGTTTAATACAGTGAAAGGAATAGCAGAGTTTCCTAATGATTTTTTCAACTTAATGCTAGAGATAACAGGTTCGGGTGCTGGCAAGAAGAATGCGAGTGTTGCTGAAGAGGTTGTTGGTGGAGTTCCAGTAAGTAATGTTGTTATTGATGATTTGCCACAAGAGCAAGCGGCAGAGGTGGTAAGGGTTAGCAAAGCGAATGAGATTGTGAATTTAACAGCGTTGATGAGCGACCTGAAGAAATTGCCTGATACGCTATTTACAAGCCAGCAAGAGTTTGAGGCAAAGATTGATGCAATGGTTGATTTGGTTGTCCATGTTGGGTATGCAGAAGAGAAAGTGACCGATGTTCAGATATTGTTGAAGTCATACGCTAATCAGAAAAAGTACAGGGAAATAATTGAGCTTGATATTCGCAGGGAAAAGCCGCTTGTTGATATTGTGTATTCACGGTATGGCAGCTTGGCGAACTATGCTGATATTGAGGCTTTGAATGGCTTTAAGGATAACGACATTGTTCAGGGTATCGTGAAGGTGTTTCAATGAATGTAGTGATTGGTGGTAATAATGTGTACTTGGATTGGGTGCAGGTAGAAATATCTGCAAACGATTTTACGCGCCAATTTACATTTAAGGATATGTCAGAGGTTCAGGAATATTCTGAAGGCGATTTAGTTCAGATATATGACAAGTCAGAAAGATTGCTGATTGAAGCTGAGATTGAGTATGTATCGGTTGGTGAAGAATCTGAATGTATGTATGTGTATGCTGGTAGAAACAATGCCAAGTACATATCAGATTGCGATGCCGATAAAACGATTCAGTTCTCAGAGAGCCAAAAGGTTGATGATGTACTAAGTGAGATTGCAGGAGGGTTCGGGCTGAAGGTAACTGGTACGGCTGCAATGCCGAAGGAAGAGATTAAGACTATCCTGATTGGAGATAATCTTGGCGATGCTTTCTTGGAAATTGCAAAGAGTTCAGGGAAAGTGATTACTTCGGATGCTGAAGGAAACATAATCATTGAGGCGAAAGCTGAAAACACAAGCAATACAGACGTTGAGTATGGCGTAAACGTCCGCAAACGATTTTATGAACACAACACCACCAACATGTATGAAAGATACGTTGTGTTGGCTCAGGGGAATTATTTAGTGAGCCAAAAGCAGGATGTTGATGTTCAGGGTGAATATGGGGCTGGAAAGTTCGTGAAGGTCGTGAGGTCGAAGAGTGCTTTGACAGCGAGTGAGTGCGAAGTTTTGGCAAAAGCTGAGTTTGAAAGGGATTACAGAAAGTCATTATCCTATTCTGCCGTGATGGATAGTGAGATTGATTTTGATGTAAATACGAAGTTTCAGGTGAAGGATGCAACGATTGGACTTGAAGAAGAAATGAACCTGAAGGCTTTGGTATTTACAACGGCGGCAGATAAGGATGAAGTTATGGCGACTTTTGAGAGAATGATGTGATTAGATTTGGATACATAGTACGGATGGTGAAAAGCTTTTTAGCTGAAGTGAAGGGCATTGGCGGAGTTACGCATAATAGGTTTGTAAGTCCAAAGGGTTTGTACTCGAAGCCGAAGGATGAAAAGGCTGTGGTTATAAATCTTTCTGAAGGTGTGAATCAGGATATTATTTTAGCAATACAGAAAGATGTTGAGCTTGAAGATGGTGATGTGATTTTGACCGATGATAAAAGCTATATTCACTTGCACTTCAACGGCAACGGTATTTCGCTGAAGACAAAGGATTTGGTGTTTGATGTGGATACGTTTAAAGTGAATGCAAATAGAGTTGATTTCAATGGATGTTCAATTAAAAATGATGGTGTCGTTATTGATAATACGCATGTGCATCCTCAAAATAACGGCAATGATTTTGGCGGTGGTGTCAATACCAGTGCGCCACAATAGAGGTTATTATGGACTTTAAGCTTGATGATGATTTGGATTTGGCAGTAGAGGATGGTGAGTTTGTTCTTCAGCAGAATGATGAAACAACGCTGATAGCTGCTTTTTTTACCGATGGGCGCATTGCAGGTAAGCGCGGCTACTGGCTAGATATTTTAGCAAGTGATATGTGGCAATTTGACCAAGCTAGGGTTAAGGGCGATGTTGCAGTAGGGTTGAATGAAGAGGCACAGGAGATTTCAAGGGATTTAATCAATGATGGAATCTTTGAAAGAATTGAAACGAATGCGTACATTAAAAGTGGCGAGATTGTTCTTGAAGTAAGTGCCTTTAATTTGAATGAAGAAATGCCAGTAGTGAATAGAAGATTTGTGATATAGGAATTTATAATGATTGATATTTTTAATAAGCTAAAGACAGATTTTGAATATTACACAGGCGCGAAGTACAAGGGGCTGGTGAAGGCAATCGGTGCAGGGTTTGCAAGCAGATTGTCAGACTTCATTGGCAAGCTGAACTTCATTAAAAAACAGGCGTTCGTATGGTCGGCAGATAAAGATTATCTGTATGCTCATGCGGCTCATTTACTGGAATCATACCCAAGTGAGATTGCTGAAGGTTATGTAGTATTCTATGGTGATGAAGGCTCATTGGCGGCGGTAGGCACAGAGATTAAAGATGATAACAGTGTGTATAAAACGACAGCGAATGCGTCTATTTCAGCGTTTCAGTTCTCAGGGAATGTGACAGTGGCGGCAGGTGTTGCAACGCTGGTTGTTGACCATCAAATGACCAACACAAGCTGCTTGGTGAATGGGGTGACAACAGATGTGACAACAACACCAACAGATTTAAGTTTTGATGCTGGTACGCTGGTTGATGGTAACTTGGTTACGATTGATGTGGTGAAGTCAACATTAGTGCCAATCGTGGCTCTTGAGGCAGGTGCGGCAGAAAACAGAGTTTACAATGATGTGTTGCAAACGAAGGTAACGATTTCAGGGGTTAATAAGGATGCTGGTGTATCTGTATTGGCTGGCGGCAAGGATGCTGAGGATGTTGAGAGTTACCGTGAGCGTGTGATGTTCTTCTTGGCGAATCCGCAAGCTCCATTCAACGATAATAATATTAAAGCGGTAGCTCTGGCTGAAAATAAAACGATAAGGTATGTATGGGTGAAAGGCGGTGATTTTGCAGTAGGGAAAGCGAAGTTGTATGTGCTGAATAACAGTTATGGATTAACAACGGCTGAAAATAATGCAGTCCTTGCGTCAGCACAAAGCATTAAGCCAGCGCAAATGCCATTGGCTTCAATATCAGTGGTGATGCCTGCGGTTGGCACTCAGGATGTTGTGATTCAGGATTTGCTACCTGCAAGCGATGGGTTGAAGGCTGAGATAACGAAGAACATAGAGTATTTGTTTGATGTTGATTTGTTTGAAGGTGGTGTGACGGCACAGGCTATCGAAGCGGCAATTTACAGGAGTACGAATGGTGCTGAAAAAGTATCAAGCTTCACGCTGGTAAGCGGTGAGTGTTTGCCAGTGACAGATAAGTTTTGGAAGCTTGGCACAGTGAGCTTTTTGTAATGTTGTGGTTTAACGAAGGTGAGCAAGATAAAATACTGATTAGGTTCTTTGCAAAGGGTCGTGTTTACAGGAATATAAGAGTTGCAGGAAAGAACTTTAACAATTTGATATTGTGGATGGCTTCAGGGTTTAGTTGGCTGATTGCTGAGTACAACAAAGTGTTTGCAGGGCTGTTTATTTGCGAAAGTAGTCATCTTGTGGATGATTTCAAAAAAGATTACGGAATACCAAGCAAGCTGTTTTCAGTATCAACGGAAAATAGAGTTGATGTGTTTGTTATGAAGTATCTAATGAGAGGGAACAGGGCTTGGGATTTTTATGCTGTGGCAAAAGCTTACGGTTTGGATATTCGTGTTATTACTGGTCGTGAATATTACGAAAATTCAAGGATACCAAATAAGATTCCGCACAAGCTGTATGCAGGTGTTTTAGATGTTGACAATATTCTGATAATTGTTTTTATGGGTGACGAGTTTGCTTCAATGCCGTATAAAGTGCCTCATAAGTTGGGAAGTGGTCAGGTTTTAGCTAAGATTAAAAGAGTTTTTGGAATTATGAAAGAAGCACAAACGCGAATAATTTATACCAAAGTGGACAACGGCATTCTTGTTGAAGTGCCTGATATTATTTTATGCGAGGATGGACTGAAATGAGAAATTTTAATACGAAGGTTGATGATGACCCAACAAGTGCAGGTGAAGTTGTTGCGGCAGAATATAATAGCTTGTTCGGTGAAATTAAGAATATGGTCAAGTCGTTTTTTACGCTGGACGAGGCAGATAGCAAGCAGCTTGTAAGGGCTTCGGATGCGTTCTCAAAGGCGAATGTATATAGCGATGGTGGGGCAGTTAATACCCTTCAACTTACAAGGCTTGCATCCATTGGTGCAGTTGAAACGCTTTTTGATGGCATGGTTGTTATGTTTAAGCCAGCAAATGTAAATACAGGAGCGACAACGATTAAGCTGAATGCACTTGCAGCGAAGACATTGTTTTTTGCTGGTGCTGATATTGCGGCTGGATTTTTAAGGGTTGGGGTTGTTTATTCTGCAACGTATGACTTGGCAAATGACAGGTTTGATTGTCAGGTTGTTTCATTCGGGAATCTAGGTGATGATGTTCTGTTTAAAAATAATGGAAATATCATTGATTTGGATGGTAATGTTCTTGGCTCAATAGCTGGTAAGAATAAGAATGTTTTGATAAATGGTAATTTCAATATTTGGCAGAGGGGTGTCACGTTCACTGGTGGGTACACGGCTGATAGATGGGTTGCTACTGGTATTGCGTCAGCTGATAAAAATGAATCAGGCTCACCAACTGGCTCAAATTACAATATGCTGATAAATAGAAGTGCAGCTGGGGCTGCAACAATTGCACAGCGCATAGAAGGAGATAATGCGGTAGTTCTTCAGAATGCACAGGCTGCATTGTCATTCTATTATAGCTTTGTATCGGGTGATGTATCAAGCATTGATGTGTCATTGTCATACGCAAATGTTAAAGATGATTTCTCGGCAGTGACATTGATTGAAAATATCAATATTGCGAATCCAGCAGCAGGGACGAAGTTGGAGGCAATCTTTTCAGTTTTGCCAGCAACAGTGAGTAATGGTTTATTGCTGAATATAACTTTTAATACGGTTGCTGGTTGTCAGGTTAGATTGGCTCAAGTTCAGCTTGAAAAAGGAAGTAATGTAACAGAGTTTGAATATATGGATGTGAGCCGTGAATTGGCAATGTGTCAGAGGTATTATGAGATTGTGACTGGCAATTTTGGCAGGCATTCATCGTCAGGAACAAG